CTAATACTTCTTCAATTGCCTTGTATAATGCACAGAATGTTTTACCTGTACCTGCAACACCATGTAATGCAACAAAGTAATCACCTCGCTTGTATGCATCAAAGAATAGTTTTTGATTGTCTGTTAGTGGTTCAAAAGTTTTTAGGTCATCTATTCTTACTTTCAGCCCATTACTCTTTGGTAGATGAACTTCTTTTGTGGTGTCAATGATTGTGTTTGCTGTTTGTTTGCGGGCCATTGTCTTCCTTTTGATAGGTAGGTTGGAGTTTTCTTTATGTTGTCTCATAGTTTATTCAGCACATGTGCCTTGTGTATTTTGCAACTAACCCATGAGTTATAATAGTTTTCGGATAATAAAGCATCTCTTGTGAAAATCTCCTTTGTTTCTCTATATGAACATTCTGACCTACTTTTGCACAGATATAGTATTCTGCGAGTAAAGTTTTCTTCCCCTAGTTTCTTTACATCTTCTTGTAATTCTTTAGACGAAGACCAATAGTTCGACCATCCAGAAGACAGTCGAACCTTTTTCTTTTTACCTTTGATTTGTTTTGTGCCGGCTCGTGTGAAGAATTTCTTCCCCACATACTTGCGACCATTGATGTTGTTGGTGATTTCGTAAACGTAACCGAATGATTCACCAACATCTTCTTCTGTAAATTCTGTATTATTATATAGCCACATTAGTCATCTTCTTCAGGAATATTCTCACTATCTAGGAGTATATATTCGCTGCAGAAGGGACAATATATGGGGTCATCGTCACACAGTTCTTCATTATATTTTATAGTGAATTCTGATTCACAGTTATCACACACATGATTTAAAGTTGCCATTAGTTACACCATGTTTGTTTGGCCTCGCCGTAATATTCCCTGGCGTAACCGTTTTGAATGAGCATTTGACGTAGTGATTTACCATCTAAAAGGACGTCTCCCAATACACGACCACCATACTTATCCCAGTCCATGAGGATGACTTGTCGTTTAACCGAAGCGTTAATCTGAGCCTTGGTGAAAGCGCTTGCGGCTTGTCCTCTAACATTTTCTGATTCGCATTGTGCTCTATGTCCTTTTTCTGGCGTATCAACTCCGAAAACTCGTATTGACAACTCCTTTTTAAGGGGGTCAGGCAGGAAATTGGCCTGAAATGCTACGGTATCACCATCAATGACACGGGTAATAACCGCATCATATGTGACACCCTCCTTTTGTTTACCTTGGGCCATTGCATTGGTTAAGCCAAATGCCAATAAAATTGCAATCAAATATGTTGTTTTTTTCATTTTCTTTCTTTCTTTTTATAATCAGCAATTGCTGCTTTCACCGCATCTTCTGCTAGTATTGAACAATGTATCTTAACAGGTGGTAATGCTAATTCTTCTGCAATATCAGAATTCTTAATAGTAGAAGCTTGATCCAAAGTTTTACCCTTAATCCACTCTGTAACCAAGGATGAACTTGCGATTGCTGAACCGCATCCATATGTCTTGAAACAAGCATCTCTAATAATATCATCTTCAACCCTTATCTGTAATTTCATTACATCACCACATGCCGGTGCACCGACCATGCCTGTGCCAACATTTTCATCTATATCAAACTTACCCACATTTCGTGGGTTCTCGTAGTGGTCAATGACCTTTTGTGAGTATGCCATAATTATACCGCAAATGATGAACCACAACCACACTTGTTGGTTGCATTAGGGTTCTCAATCACAAAATTAGAACCCATTAATTCTGATTTGAATTTGATAGTTGCACCTTGTAAGTACTGCATACTGGCTGAATCAACCAATACTTGTATCTTATCATCAATGGCGAATTCAAAGTCATCTTCATTCTTCTCTGATTCCCATGTGAAACCATATGAAAAACCAGAACAACCACCACCCTGTACAAAGACTCTCAACCCTTTAATGTTGGAGTCATTCTCATCTATGTATAAGTCAGTTATTTTCTCTTTTGCTGAGTTGTCTAATGTTATCATTTGATTAAATTATCCTTGAATGTTTGCCATGCGTTATCCCATGACCACTTCGAACTACCTCTATGTATGCTTTTCCTATTCAACTGTAAGCAAGAATCAATTGCATCAGCTAAACTCTCATTCATAAATCCTGTGACACCCTGTTCAATAACATCTTTTGGTCCGTCACATGGAAATGCCGCAACAGGTGTGCCACACGCCATCGACTCAATCATTACGATACCAAATGTTTCCCATTTACTAGGGAATACAAACACTTCTGCGTTGGCATAGTAACGAGCCAAATCTACACCAGTTTTGAATCCTGTGAAATGAACATCAGGATATTTCTTCTTATAGGTCTCTAACATGGGTCCGTCACCCACCATCACCTTCAAATAACCTGGATAATCAAGTTCAAAGAATTCTTCTAAATTCTTTTCTTTACTAACTCTACTTACACATAAAATGTACTTGCTTGTTGTTTTAACTCTATGAGTAGGATTAAATATATCTCTATCAACACCTCTTGTCCACGATATAATGTTGTCTTTGAATCCATGACTGAGCAAATCTCGTTTCATTGTGTCAGTTGTGGTCAACACCTTGCCACTATGTTTATGAAACCAACGCACTAGAGGCCAAGTAACTGCCTCAGGGATGCCAAATAAGGCTCTAAGTCCTTCAGGGAACTTAGTATGATAAGCAGTATTGTACCTAATATTATGTTTTGAAAGATATTTTCTAGCAGACAGACCAACAGGACCCTCTGTGGCGATATGGATATAATCCGCACCGACCGCCTCAATCTTCTCGCCCATCTTCCAGGTACAGGCAATCTTGACTTCGTTGTAGCCAGGACAATCAAAGTGGCGGAAGTTCCTGGGAGTAATGTAAACAATGTTATAACCATCCAGAACCGCACACGCCTCAATATTTTTGTAGGTCGTAACAACGCCATTGATTTGATCCGGTAAGTTATCTGTAACGATTAAAATCTTATTCTTCATTCAATTACTTCTGTGTGCTTATGATTTAATGATTTCTTTAAGGCCTTCAACCACATTTTCTTTTCTTTAATTTTATCATGGTTGATGCACGCTTTGTATATCTTCTTCAATATTGTTTGAACCTTCATTGTCTTTCTCCTTTGTCCAGGTAATGATTTCCCAGCGACCATTGTGATGTTCTACTAATGCTGTACAACTTTCAACCCAATCACCATCATTCATATATGTGATACCATTAATCTCTTTAATCTCTGCTTGATGAATGTGGCCACATATAACACCATCATATCCACGTTTCTTACAGTAGTTGGCCAAGTTTTCTTCAAACTTGAATACAAAATCTACTGCTTTTTTGACTTTGTGTTTAAGGAACTGGCTAAGGCTAAAGTACCCAAAACCCATACGGTGACGAATCCAATTAATCCTAGTATTGAGTCTAAGTATGAAATCATATGCTTTATCTCCTAAAAATGATAACCACGGTGCAAGTCTTGTAATGCCGTCAAATAGGTCACCATGTGTGACCAGATAATGTTTACCATCTGCACCAATGTGTTCTGCTTGATTCTGTATCTCTATTGAACCAAAACTGAAACCATATGGTATCATAGGTCTTAGAAATTCATCATGGTTGCCCGCAATGAATATTACTTTTGTTCCCCTCTTTGCATGACCAAGTACACGGCGCACAACATTCGTATGACTTTGTTTCCAACGCCATTTATTCTGTTGTATCTTCCACGCATCAATTATATCACCAACAAGATACAATGTATCACAGGTGTTATTTTTCAAAAAGTTATTTAACTTTTCTGCTTTACAATCTCTAGTTCCCAAATGCACATCACTAATAAAAATGCTTCGGTAAGTTTTTGTCATTCTGATTGTTCGTACATTACTGTGTTGGTTTCACCTAATGCCCATTTCGAATCTGTTTCAACTGACCATTTCTTTGTTGCAACTTTAAAGTCTGGCATTTTTAATTCTCTTGGATTACTACTTGGTTCTAATATAATTAAACGATTATTTGGCTGAGCAGCAAACTGCCCATTATCACACATAATGAAATTATAAGACTTGTGGTCCTCGGTATCTTCGCTAAACCCTGTATCAAGTACGTTAAAATCAGGATGAGCAGAATCAACTGTAAAAAGATAAACACCATACTGCCAATCTCCATTCTTTAACTTAAACTTACACTTCATTGATTGCAACTGTGCTTTCTTTATCACAGTTATATCATATGATAAACAATCCCACAATTGCAAATAGTCTAATGGCAGAGGTTCACCTTCAATTGGTTTCCAACAATATGCATGTAGTGGTAGTTTATCGTATAATGCACCATAGTTGTTTAAGTATGATTCAATACGAAATGCCTGACCTCGTAATGACTTGATACTTATCCACCAACAAGGTTCAAGTTCTCCATGACCTTTCTCAAAGTCATAGAGAAACTCTTTACGAACAAAACACTTAACAGGTGGTAGATTAGCAACAATGTGTGCCATTATTTACCTCTAATCTTTTTCCACAAACCAATAATACTTTTCATCAGATTATAATATCTGTAATGATAATTTGTTAAAATCATTTACTCTCTCACTTTTGCTAGTTTTAATGTCTCAAATATTTTAAACCAAGCCCAACCTATATCAAACTCAAACCACTTATGACTAAGTTTTGGACTTGCGGGTGATAGGTGATGATTGTTATGTAATTCTTCACCGCCAATCACAATACCCCAAGGACTAATGTTGCGACTATGTTCTTTAGTCTCACCATTCCTATATCCCCACCAGTGACCTAGGCCATTTATAACACCTGCAGCCCAAAATGGGATCCAAATCATTTGAATACCCCATATCAATAAACCCCACCAGCCAAATACAATTATGTTGAACAGAAGGAGAATGCCAATGCCAAGTCTGGAGTGATTACTGTATAAGTTGTGCTCAATCCAATCAGAAGGAGTACCAACACCATATGAATCAACCATGACTTTATCTTTTGATGCATCATGGTATAGCATTGCTCCTTTAAAAAATACTCTCATAATCCCGTATACATGCGGACTGTGCGGATCGCCTGGTTCATCACTAAATCTGTGATGCTTGCGATGCACAGCTACCCATTGTTTGGTGACCATGCCGGTTGTGAGCCAC